CTCATATTTAGCATGATTGATAGCATCATCAATACACTTCTGATCTAAATCATCAATATATATATTAGGGTTATATTTAAATATCATTGTTTATCTCCTTATCTATATGCGCTTGACAACTGACCCACAACTGGGAATCCTTTGAAAGGTAATTGATCTGAATCATTTGGATATCTTAATTCACAATCGCTTAATTTCTTACCACATACATCTTTATCAATTGTTGTAGCACTACCAGCAGAATTATAATAATTAGATCCAGTATAAGGACAAGTAGCATATGTATATACTAATCCTCCATCATATATTCTATATCTATGTTGACAATAAGGTAATACTTGATTTTTAGGGAGTTTCTTATCACCTATATCTATTGGTGATATTAATTCCCATTCAATAATATGTTTATTTTGTAATGTTTTTTGTTCTATATAAAATACATCTTTTGGAAATTGAGCTGCTGAATCTGCACCAGCTTGACTATCTAAATATTTTTTAAAGGTTCTCATTCTAGTTACTTTAGCACCAATACCATCTTGATAAGCATTTATAAAAGCAACAAATGTTAACATTACATTAGCTACTCTCATCTTAGGTCTTGGTAATCGACCATCACCAGCTATTTCCAAACCAGTAAATTCAACAGGTAATTGAACATATGTTATACCTCCAAACACAACATTAGATCCACCTTCTGTCATTGGGGTAAAATAATATGTAGAACCTCCTAAACTAGTTGCATCTAATATATATAAATCAACTAATTCAGATCCAGGTGATAAAGATTGAATATCAGTTTTAATTTTTTCATTAGTAGCCATTTTAACTTAACCCCGCCCATTCTTTAAATGTAGCATTAATTTGATATTTAGAAGCACCCATTGGTTGAATTAACCATGATTCACAAATATATTGTTTTTGAGTTGCTCCAGCTTCTTGACTAGTCCAATTAAAATAATTAATACCTCCAGCAGTTGCGAAAAAATCCTCAATAATTTGTTTATCTGTATCATCAACTAACCAGCTTAAACTCCAAGATTCTAAATTAGAATTAAGACCATCCCCATATATTTGTTTATACCCATTACCAAAATTAATTGCTTTAACTCTTGGTGTATGAGATTTTTGTGAAGATGTTGTTGGTTTTAAAGTTGTAGGAAATGTTTCAGTCATGATTATACTCCTTTAAGCTCTAGAATAAAGTTGTCCACCATATCTTTTTTCTTGAACTATTATTTGTTTAACTTTTATTTCAATTACTTCAGCTATTTGTTTTGATAGAGATGCTCTTTCTTCATCATCACCACCAGAACCAGCTTCAACAGTAATATTATTAGTTACATTTAATCCACCAGAACCTGTACTTAATTTATTATTTGGTGTAATAATACCAGCAGATCCAGGTGAAAATAATTCAGGTCCTTCTTCACCTACTAAATATGTTTTATTTCCACTAATAGAACCACCACTCGCCATTCCTCCACCATAAGAACCTGCAACAGAACCTGCAACAGAACCTAATATAGATCCCCAATTTATACCTCCACTGCCAGAACCACTATTATTATCTAAAGCATTAAATATAGCTTTTTGAATAATCATTTTAGCTATGTATTTTAAAAATGATGCTGCAAAATCTTTAAATGCTTCTTTAGCAGATTTAGTTCCTTCAATCCATTCAAATAATGCATCTGTCATACCAACTGAAATTTGATTATTAATATCATCTTGTATTGCTTTTATTTCATCTGCATATTCTTGTTCTAATTCAATTCTTTTATCATTATTTTCTTGATGAAATTGATTAGCTATATCAAATGATTTTTTAGTATCATCCATCCATTTTTTATTAGCTTCTTCTCGTATTGCTACTCTTTTATCATAAGAATCTTGTTCCATTTGCTCTACTTCACCAAACCATTTATCAAGTTCAGCATTAACTGCATCCATTTGTTGTTGTTCTTTAACCCAAGGTGGTGTATCATCTGGTGTTGTTGTTGATGTTGATGAAGTATAATCTCCAGTTTTAGGTTTATCAGTTGGTTTAACTACATCATTACCATAAGCTTTATTTAATTTATTTATATAAGAATCAATTTTTGGATATAAAACTTCATTAGGATCTTTCTTATCAAATCGTCTTTCCCATATATCAAACAATTCATTTAAAGCTTTCATAGCTGTTGTTATAGGACCAATTAAATGATCTTGAATATTATCACCTAGTAGTTGTAAATTATCATTAAATGCAGCCATAGCATCAACAGATTCTTGACTCATAGTTGTACTTGTATTAACTAGCTCAGTATTTAATCCTTGAAACATTGAAATTAATTCTGTCCCACCTCTCCCCATTGTGTCGAAAGCAATTTTATTTTGAATAGATTTGTTAGAAACCATACCTATTCTTTCAGCTATTAATAAAAATTGTTTTTCAGGAGATAATTTTTTAAGATCTTTAAGTTCAACATTTAAATATTTAAAACCATTTCTAGCTAACCCAGTTCCTTGAACTGCTTCTTGAACTCTAATAGTTAACATTTTAATTGAATTAGTAACTGAATTAAATTCAACTCCAGCTAAAGCAGCTATCTTTCTTAATTTATCAAGGGTTACAACTGATACACCTAATCTTAAATTTAATTTATGAAGATTATCCCCATAATCAATAATTTTTTTTGACATAGAAGCTAATTTAACAGTAGTAGCTATAGCAGCAACACCAATAGCAGCTAAACCAACCTTAGCTTTACTAAAAGCAGCTGTCATATTTTTTGAAGATTTTTTAGCTTCTCTATCCATAGTATCAATAGATCTAGTAACTTTCTTTACATTATCTACTCCTTTAGAACTATCAACTTCTAATTTAACTTCTAATTTTCTAGCCATTTTTTAAATCCTCTTGTTGTTGTATTAAAGCAGTATTTAAATAAATCATTATTTTTTGAATATTAGTTTGATTAACCTCCATACCTTCAAATTCTAAAGCTTTCTCTATATTAGGTAAATTAATAGAACCCATCATAAAAAATGAACCCATATATTTATCAATAACATTCATAATCTCTAAATTTTCTGGTAATATTTTAGTCCATCCACATTCTTTTATACAATTAGGTAATGGTTTATTAAATCCTTTATGTGATCCAATACAATCAACGCAAGTTATTTGTCTTCTTTTTCTTGAGTTTCTGAACTGACTACTTTTTTTAAATTATCAATTTCTTCTTTTGTAATAATTTCATCCCTTAATTTAGTAGCAGTATTAATAACAAATGTAACAACATCTTGATCATAATTGAATACTAATTCTTTATTTTCTTTATCACATTTTATAACAGCACCACTCTCATCTTCATAACCAGTCCAATCAATTAATACATAATCGAACCATTCGAACATTTCATTTTGGGTTGTTTTGACTTCTTCGGTGGGCATCTTATTTAAAGATAGAAGATTTATTGGACGTACTTTTAATTTGAATGTTGGATCATCTGGAAATTCAATCCAAGAACCATTAGCTTTAGTTTTATTTATTTTTCTCATAACTATATTCCTTTTCCAAAATATTTTTTGATTAATCCTGCAGCTGGTATACATTTATGACATTGTGGTGGTTTCCCACTTTGCTGCTTCCTTGTTATAACACAATCTTTACAATCTATTTTATTAACCACCCATTGTAACATGATTAATAATTCATAAGAATCTTTTTTTGATAGTTTTTCTACTATCTCTTTTATTAACATATATCCTCCTTTTCCAGAGAATAATGAGGATCAATTAAGACCCTCACTTTATTTTAATTAAGCATATACAACTGGACCATTTCCTTTAATAGTAGCCTCAAAACTAACAATACTATTATTGTCTGCTCCTATAGTTAATCCTTCTATCCAACAACCAGCTTCTGCATCTGTAGATGTATCTGGTGAATAAAAATGTGTTGCATCTACATATAAACCAAGATCAGTTAACATAGTATGTGATTCAGCTGCTGTTCTAAAAGAAATATTTGCAGTTGAATCTAAATCTAAGAATCCTGATATAGAACAAGACCAACTTTGAATTCCACCAATACTCTTAACCCAATCGCTATCAAATACTGGTGCATCTATAGTTTCATTATTAATAACAAATGAATATGAAACCATATTTGCAACTACATTTGAACCTATTTTAATTGTTGCGTTTTTACCTGCTAAAAGTGCCATATTATTTTCTCCTATTTAAAAATCTGTTTGATAATAATCAATGTTAAAAAGTATCATAAAAATTCCAACTGGGGTATTTAAACCTCCATAGTTAGTCTTTGTATTTAATATAAGTGTATCATCATTATAAGTATTGTCTATTGAATATAAAAACTTTTCAGTATCTCTTACAAAATCATATAATGGTTCATAATCATCATATGCTTCTGTTACATCTATATATCCATATAAAATCATATTTAATCTTCTTAAAACTTTGTCATCTAGTAATTGCTCTAGAACTTCATCTTCTAATGACCATAAACCAATAGCAGGACGAGTAGTAAATTTATCAGCATTAACAATTCCAACTCTAGCATCCACTAGATCTGTAGAATAACCATTAGTAACTGAAATTTTCATTAAATCATCTTTTAATGTAGTTATAATATCTTTTCTAGTAGTCATTATGTCCACCTTGTTAGTTTATCTATTTCATTAATTAAAAATCTTTCAAAATTATCATCTTCTATTATATCATTAATAGCTGGATATAAAAATGGTCTTGCTTTTATATTCCTAGATGGATCTCCAAATTCATGAGTAGATGAATATTCCATATTTGATATTAAATAACCAAATATTTTATTAGCTTGTTGTTTAACATCACTTGTTACTGATCTTCTAAGATTACCAGATTTAGATGTAATTAATTTAGAATTAATACCACCACCATCTAAAAAATATTTTTCTTTAGATCTCGCTTCTGCTTTTAACATTATTTTTTCAAATGTTGGTTGTAAAGCATCTCTAAAATCTCTTGGAAATTTATCTATATAGTGTTTTGATTTATCAGTTAAACCAATTTTTATATCTAACATTATATCGCTCTTACAATCTTATATTTA